CATCCAAGTCTTTATTTGTACTACCTCGTTTGAGTTTGTATACGGCTTCATTCACATCCTCTTTCTTAATACAATTTCTGTATCTTTTACCAAACATGATTTTTGTCTTACGAGTAGGATGTGTCATGTATCCTTTTTGACAAGCTTCACATAAACATAAATCTTCTAAAATGTTATCAAGATATTCATCTATTTCTTGACGAACATCCTCTTTTTTCAAACGACTCTTTTCAGCTCGTCCTCTATTTGTTGATTCTTTTTCAAATCCCACGATTTTTCCACCCTTGTGAGAAGCGTCTTTTCCATCTCCATTCCCATAAGTGCCTTTTTGTCTGTTGTATTTATTCAACTCAGCTCTGTATTTCTTAGCTTTTGTTGATGATTGAAATTTTTTGTACTCGTCTTTATAGTCTCTATCTTCCTTTACCTTATTTGGCAAATCATCGTGTTTAGTTTTAGCATATTTCTTCACACTACTCTTCTTCATCTTTTTAGCAGCCTTTTGAGCAGACTTGGAAAACTTACTTGCGGGTTGTTCACCCTTTTGGATTGACCGAACAATTCCCATGAACTTCTGTTGTTTCTTGGAAACCGATGGCATTTTATCCCCTCATTATAGAGTTGATAATAGATTCAATTTTTGTTTCAGGTTTTTGTTTTTCTACACCTTCATTCACAGGTCTCATAAAAGCACCGTGTGTAGATGGATTGGATACAAAGTCAAATGCGATAAGTTCAAAGTCAGGTTGAACTTCAACAGTTCCATCCTCTCCCTCTGCCTCATTGACAGGTTCTACTGAACCTAATCCTCTTGAACTAATTCCAAGTTTTATTCCTGATTTGAATAATTCTTTTAATATATTACCAGCTGGTGTAGACAATACCTCTACAGTTCCTAAAAGGTCATCACCTTTCCAATGCATCTCTATAACATTATGTGACGCATTGTTTAAATTAACTACAGAAGATTCCGGATGGTCGAGTTCTCCGAGTGCTCGTCTCTCACTAACTTGTTCTTTTAAATATTTAGAAACTTCTTTTAATAAAACTTCTCGTGGATAAACTCTACCATTTTGATTTTTAGATTCGGCTCTTTGTAGTACACCCTTTACTATCAACTTACCGTTATTTTCTTTTATAGACTCATCTATTTTTTCTCTCGAAACATCAAATGTTCTCACATCTACTAATAATTTTTTATTCATTGTTTTATCCTACATTTCCTGTGTATACAAAAGTTACATGACCAACTGAACCAACTCCAACGGTATCTCTCCAAGCGACAGGATTAATGTCTAATCGTACTGGAAGTGCATTTGCATTAAGTACAACTGAACCAGTTATATAAGTGTTAAGAGTACCATTTACATTTTGGAGTGAAGAAGTTGATTCATAACAAAAAGCGTAACTTCCAGTTTCGTTAATTACCACATGATTTGGTCTGTGATTAATTACTGTAGCTACTGGTGTTTCTGCTCTACCGTGAGCACTTACATTCAAAGCCGCAGGTATTACTTTTTTATCATTATTAGGATCTGCTATATATCTAGCCACTATTTTCCTCCCCAAGAACTTCGTTTTACCCAAATATCAAAAAGAATATCAGAAACTTCTTTTCTTATGACTTTTTTAATTTGGTCTAAGTCTTGTTTCGATACACTTTCATCTACGAATTTGTATCCTGTTTGTTTCTCAATATTTTTCTTCCTCTTCTTTTTCATCCCTTTTTTACTAAAAGCATAAGGAGTTTGATAAGTATCAATACTGGCAGTCGTAGTTATTTCACTCAACTTTTTTTGGAATAACTTATTTACCAGTTCCTTGACTATGGAATCAAACTTTGTTGAGTTCTTTATCGAGTTCATAGTATCTCAACAATTGGATAACAGAATTATCATCTGTTTGTTTTGATTCATTTAAACAAAACTTATCAACACAATTGATTGCTTCTTTTAACTTAATTCTTAATACTTTATCTTTTACTTTCTTAACTTTACCATTTAACTTCTTTTTAAGTTTTGGTATCTGTGTTTCTACAAATATAGAAAAGTTATTTGTATTAGAAATATTACTAATATATTCTTTAAGAACATGTTTTTGTTCATCAGAAAGATTAGTATATTTTTTATTAAACTTTTCTAAAAGTGTTTTATAAGAAAGTATTCTTAAATCTTTATCTTTAAACTCTTCAGGTATATAAGATTTATTTTTGGTATGTTTTAGAGTTGTGACATTTTCAATTACTATAAAGTAACTTTCAGTTTTCTCGTCAGCACCCATTTCATTAATTCCCTCAAACAACTTATAAACAGAAGCAAATGTTTTATAATTTGGAACTTTAGAACTAAATAACTGATTTACATCATAAGACTCTTTTATATGAGCGATAATATTATACTTTTCTCTACGAAGAACAGCATTATTTAATCTACCCCTCTGTCTAATGACCTCTGATAAAAAGAAATCTGCTTTTTTGTCTGACTTAAACTTTTTAGTCAAGATAAGATTATACAATGCTAATTCTTTTCCTATCTCAGTATGTTCATTAAATTGACTTTTAATAATTTTAAGGGCTGGTGATTCCTTTTTTTTGTTCAAAACATCTACGGTTACTTGTCTTAAAAGGAATTCAAAGAGTAGTCCTGTATTCCTCAATTTACTATGCTTAAATTTGCTCATATATTATTCCAAAGTATTTTGATACAATTATTCATATATAAATATAACATAATTTAGATTAAATAGGAAATTAGTCTTTTATTATGTTTTCTTCACTCAACATTGATGGTTTCTTTTTGGGAAACTTATCTTTAAGTTGATTTAGTATACCTTCACGAGCAACTACTGTACTAGCTTTTGATGTGGCAAGAGGTGATTTACCTTTAAACTCTCTTTTTCCATAAGATCTATCTACATCTTTTAGACTTTCATGACCATACTTATCACCCATAGTCTCTTGGTCTTTAAAAGGATCTTTCTCGCTACCACCCCACTTACCTTTTCTACTTACTTCAAAATCGTCTTCACCTTCATCTTCTTCTGGTGGTGGCTCTTTAGCTGGATCACTTCCCTCTGTTTCTATTTGTTCCAAACGAAATTTTTGTTTAGTATCTTCTACTATGGATTCATAAATTTCAATTTTTTGTTGGTCACTTAAATCAAAGACATTATCGTATATCCACTTACGACTAAATAACTTTGAGTCTATAGCTTTTTCAGCAATATCAAGTTGTTGACTCATTAATTCTAATTTTTCTTGTTCATGAATCATTGACGGATTCTGTAGTTCTAAATGAAAGTCAATTAAATCAGAATCATCAAATCCTTGTGAATAAAGGTGTACAATACCAATTTTAGTTAATTCACTAACAATAATCTTCTGTAATCTTTCAATTGTACGAGCAAATCGAACATCCTCAGCAGCAAGTGTAGCTTTACCACCACTTAATCCCTCTTCATATCCTAAGAAAGCTTTTGGAATACGAAGACTTGCCATTAGCTTATTTCGTAGATATTCAATATCTTCTATTTGATCATTATTTGAAAGACCTGGTAAAGTGTCAATCTCTGTTCCACTATCTCCACCACGAACAGGTAAAAAGTAATCTTCGGTAACAGACTCTACATTATATTTTAAATTATACTCGCCTGTGTTTTGGTCAATCACAGGTGTTTTTTTCATCTTGTTGATAATTCTTTGCATAAATTGTTCAACTTCTCTTGGTGGTATGTTACCAACATCAATCTTAAAAATTCTTTTTTCGGGCGCTCTCATAATACGGTGTATTAACATAGCGTCTTCCATCAAAGTCAATTGTTTGAATATTTTTCTTCCGTTTTCTAACATTGAGCGCCCGTATGGTAAAAAGTTTGTATCGGACAAGACACGAAAGTGAGCCACTTCATAGTTTTCTTTTATTTCTTTTTTCTCCATATTAATTTCAAATTGAATCAATTGTGGATTTTCAGGATCATGGTCTTCCAAACGAGTTATATCGTAAGCACTAATTGGTTTGACATTTACCACACCATATTTGTCTACAATATCTAACTGAAGATAAAAGTCACCATACTTAGTCATGTTACGAATCCAACTCCATAAGTTATATTCAATGTTTATGACATCATAATATAAGTTGTGTAAAATTTTTTGAACTTTTGTATTCTCACTTTTTACTTTTAAAATTTCCCCTTCAATATTTGTTACGGTACTCTCATCTGAATATATATCAAGAGCTGAAGCAATAATCGGGTCTTGATCCATTAATTCATAATCTTTAAATAAATCATGTTTTCTTATTTCGTAAGCAGCTCGTCTGTTTTGAGCAACCGAATATGGATTTGAATATGTGTTTTGTATCAACCTTTGATATCGGTCAATAAAATTAGATGTCAAACTTGTCTGTGTAAAGTCTAAATCCTTTACAACCAAACGATTATCGTCTGTTTTTCTAATGATTACATTAGATTGAAATAATCTACCAAGTCTTGTAAA